CTGCTTCATAGTCTTGACCACCAGTTTCAATAACGACGTTTGTTACTTCACCTGTAAATACAGGAGTTCCAACCAAAGCAACCATTCCACTACCAGTACCGCCAAGATCTACAGGAAGAGCAGAAAATGTATCTCCTTGTTTGTATCCATTACCAGCAGAGGTAATAGTAACATCTGTTACAGCACCACCAGAAACAGTAATGTCACCAGAAGCACCTCTACCATAAACTCCTGTAGATCCAGATGTATGGTTAATTGATCCACCCATCCCTGCGTGCTGAGAACAGGCATATCCAAGACTACCAGCACCAAGGTCAAAAATAATTAAATCTACAAATGCTCCTGGTGTTCCTTCTACAGTTTGAGAAACTTGTAAATATTTTGTTAAATCTAATGCACCTAATTCATCACCAGCAGCATGAAAATATAAAGGGTGTGTGCTATTACTAGCATCTGACATATCAAAACGATATGTGTTACCAGAGGTTAAATTAAGAGTTGGTGTTGTAGAACCATCTATAACATATTGATATGTGCCAGGACCTCCACTTACTGTTACTATAAATGTTTGAGTTGGAGTGTTATAAAATTGTACTGATGAATATGTGCCATCTACATATCCAGAACCTGGCGTTTGTACAGTAGTTGGTAAAGTTGTAGTACCAGTAATTGTGACTTCTGCAGTTGCATTACTACCATTTCCTCCAGTCAGAGGAACACCAGTATAAACTCCTGGTGCATATGCAGAACCTGGTTGTGATATAGCACCTTCTAACTCAGGGACTTCAAAATTACAAGTTGCAGCACTTCCTGTAGCACTACCAACTAATGCTATTCCAGTATAGTTAGCACCAGGTATATAATTTTTACCTTGTTGTGTAATTGATCCAGACCAATCAACAACTACAATATCAAGTTGAGCATTGTCACCAGTACCACCTAGTACAGGAATTGCAGTATAACTACCAGCATCATAATTCTGACCAACATCTTGTATTAAAAGACCACTGTCCTCTAATTTTTTCTGTTGTACAATAATATCTTTGTAATATTTTACATCAGTTGCAGATATATCAATTAATTTCTTTTCTAAAGCAACAAAACCAAGAGTTGTTGTATCTGCTTTGTATATACCTAACTTTTCATCTGTAGTAAAAGCTAGTGATGGAGATTGTCTTGTACCATCACCTAATTTTAAATTACCAGTAGATAAATCTGTGCCACCAGCAGTGACTTGGAATATATCTGCTCCTATTTGATTAATCTTCTGCCTTTGGGTCTCAAAGGTATCCGATTTAGCTACTTGTATTGCTGGCATTTTGGATTAACTCTCTTAATAAGGACTTTATTTCAGACACTTCATTCTTCAACATATTTATGTCATCCAATGCGGAACCTAGGTGCTTAGACTTTCTCCTTGCTTCTATAGCAGAATCGTCCAGATTCAAGATGGCACCTGTCTTTTGGTCTCTTACAAGACCATCATGTCCTTCAACCTTCAAATAATCCATATGCGGAAATTAGAATGAGGCTACTGCCCTTATGTCTTGAATCTTAGGTACAAACGATGGATCAACACCACGCATAACAACTTTGACTGCAAATGACGAGAATTCTGGTAGATCAGCAACACTATATTTCAAATCTTGATATGATGATTGTTTCTCTACAATACTAGATATTGAGTTTTCACTTGTTGCAATTTCAAATGTATCTGGTGATCCATCTCCATTAAAATATTCCCAATCAATATCTTCAAAGTTCTCTTGACTAGAAGCTTTCTTGAATCTATAAAGAACTTGTAAATTACCTATATCTTTGACATTTGCTAATAGATGTACATCAATAGCAGATGCTGGACTTTGTATTGAAACTTCTTTAGTTACATACTTAGCAATAGAAGAACTATTTTTGGATGTATCTTCAGAAACAAAGTCAACACCATTCTCATATGTTACAGAACCAACCTCTAAATATGATGCTTCATCATCTGGTTGATTAGGATATTTAACAAAATCTCCTACACGGAATATATCAGCGATTTGATCTGTTGTTACAGAATTTCTATTGTATAATACATTATCAATTATTCTACTAGTAAAGTCATCATTAATTGGTTGAACATCTACTTTCAATGTCAACTGTTGAGTTTGACTGTTCCATATAGTGGTCTTACCAGTAATGATATTATCATATGTTTCTAATATGATAGATGGATTTCTTGCAACAATAGTTGATGCTTGATCTATACTAAAGAATACTTGTGATGGATTAGAATCAACAACTACAGTAGTCAAAGAACTTTGATTTCCAAGAGTTACAGTTTCTCCTTTTTGGAAGAACTGACTTGTTTTTACTCTTACATAAACTACATTTCCATTTACTCTAGCAATAGTTCCAGTAGTTTTAGTTGTTTCTCCTACTATTGATTGATCTGCCTGTATTTGAGTACCACCATTACCAGCAAGTTGGAATGTGTAAACAGGATAGAATTCTATAATCTGATCTTTTCTACCATATCTACCTTCCTGACCTGTAGCATTTTCTATTCTGTTAGAAGATGTTTTGACAGTAGCACTTGACAAGTCTATTATTGGACTCAAATAAGACTTAGTAGACGACAATGACATTTTGTATGTCAAAGATTCTGTCAAACTATTCAAGGTCTCATTTATTTTAGATGCAACAAATTTTTGATTAGTAAAGTAATGTGGTTCATTCAAGAATGTTTTTTCATAGTCAGATGTTGAATATGATGTAAAGTTTGTTGTAGTAGAATCAACAGGAACAACATCTGTTGTTTTTACTGATGTTTCTAACTTAGTTCCAGTAAATGTTAGATAATGAATCTGTGGATATAATGTCTCATACTTTCTATTGTAAGAAGCATAGACAACATCTCCACCACCAATAGCATTACCAGCAGCTTGTGAACTAGATGTTATGTTATATGTGTCAATACCAGAATTTGTTACTTCAAATAATGTACTGTTCAATATTGATTGTGTAATACCACCAGTCTCTAGTGCATTCTTATAGAATACATATGACTTACCACTATCTTCAAATCCATGATCTCTATGAGTTACTTTAACAATAGAATTATTATTCTTGAATAATTTGGATGTGGAATTTGTATTTGCACTTGCATTAGTTTCAAATGGATTTGCATCTAATAATTCATATCCTGTGCTACCATTCTTAAGTAATAGTTCTGCTGGTCTAGTAATATCAAACTCTGCACGATACAAAGTAAATTTAAGATCTTCAAATATATCTTCTGTCCAACTCTCAGTATTTTGTGATCGGTAAACAGAACCTAGAGATGGTTGAGTTGTAATGACTGTACTCGTTGATATATCGGTCTCTCCTAATTTAGATGACCATAACTTGTAATCTATAGAATCAGTTTCAATAACAAGAGCATACTCAGTATCATTTTGTAAATAAACTGGGAAGTCAAACATAAAGTTTGTAGGAGTTGTAGAGTTTGTTACACCCTCTGTATCAACCGCTACACCCATTCTAACTGCTGGTGTATCTATTTCTATAAAGGTTTGTATTTCACACCCTCCAGCACCATTTCCGACGCCTTTCACAACAACTGATGGTGCTTCTGTATATCCAAATCCAGATAACGATACCTCAGCATTATAAATTTTACCACCAGATACTTCTATACTTGCTGTAGCAGTAGATCCACCAGGTAATTGTGGACTTTCTATTGTTAGAATTGCACTGTCATAGTTAAGACCAGGATTTGTAATTCTTAAATCAGAAAGTTTACCACTATCTTTTGCTATTGTTAAAACAAAGTCTGTGCCATCTGTTGCATTTGAAAGAGTTACAGATGGAATTGATAATCCTTCATTTGGTGTGAAAGATCTACCATTATGATTACTTAAAACAACTGTGTAACACTGTTCATTTGTAAGACTATATCTACCAGATGCAGAAGCAACTAACTCAACATTATTCTTATCAAATACTTGAAGTATAGGACCTGATGCAGCAGAGGAATTACCAGTTACAGTTTCACCCTTAAGTATTGACATATTACCACTAGCAAAACACTTAAGGAAAGTATTTGGTGATAATGTTTTTTCACTGCCAGGTACAATACTCTTGCCTGGTTTTTCAGCATCTACATTTGTAATGTAAGTTTTGATTGGTATGTTTGTACTCTTCTTGCTGAAGAATAAATCTAATCCTGTAACAAATACACCACCATCAAAGTTTTCAATCTTGAATGTTTGTGCAAGAGGATTAGGTCTTATAGGATTGTCAGTATTGCTTTCAATTAACTGTACACCTTCATTTGATTTGAAGATTGATGGTTTAGTAGAAATGATGCTATCTGGATTCTGTGGAAGAATACCTGTAGCATAATACTTAACTTCTGTATAAGAGTCTACTCCTTCTTTTGCTTCATTAGTAGAACTAGATGTAAATCTAAATGTTAGAGTTCCTGTAGTCAATGTTATTTGCTCAGAATCTGTATCATAAGATAAACTATCAACATCTCCTCCCCATACAGCATTTTCAGCTGGTGGATATCCAGCTGGGAGAACTATAAGACCACTAGCATTACCATATTCATCAGTAGTTACACTACCATTGAATGCTGATAAAGAGTTTCCTGCTATACCTGTATATCTAAGATCAGGATTGACCCAACGACTAATGTTTCTACCTTCTAAGAATACATATATTCTTGTATTTGGTTTCATCCTTCCCACATTAAATTTGATGGGAACACTTCTAGCAAATAGTGATAATGATGTTGATACTAAATTACCATTTATAGTTTTAGTTTGTACACCCTTACCAACTTCATTATTTTGTGGACTGATATTAGATGTACTACCAACAGATGCAGTTTGCACAGATGTATTAGCAATCTGTGAGTTTACACCACCAAGAGAATTGATACTTGTGAATGATGATGAAGCACCTACCCAGTTTACAATAAATGAGTTATGAATACTAGAGAAACTTTCTTTTACATTTTCTTTTGCTAAGAAAATATTGAACAGATCTGTATTTGTATCTACAACCACTGGTTCAATAGATTGATCATACCACTGATCTACAGATGGAGACACATGACTATCTCCAACATATTGAAGTACAACAAATGGATTTGGATTTAGTGTAGAAGAAGCAAAATCATTTCCTAATAAAGATAAGGATTGATATGGAAGAGTGATCATATGTCCTGACTTCTTATATCCAGACACTGCTCTTTGATCATTTCTAGTATTAACTTCTACAAGATGAATAGAATCTTCCTTAGATTGTGGACGTAATACTGATTGTTGTGGATCTACAGCACACTTATAATCAAGAGATCTAAGATTACCAACTTTATGTGCTTCAAAATTATCTACAAAGAAACCAGACTTAAATCTGTCTAGACCAATCTCATCCTTAACTTGCATGTTAAGTGCTTGCTGTTCTAGTATGCTGAGTGTTGTGTAGTATTCTAATCTTTCAATACGCTTCTCTAACTTACCAATGTCACGCATTGTGTAACGACGATTATCTACTGGTGTGACTCTCACATCCTTACTTGTCTTAGTAAATGCAGGAATATATGCATAGAATAATGCAACCGCATCTTCTATTGGATCTGGTTTGGTTGGGTTGAGAGATGAGTTACCTTCTTTAACTAGGAACTGACCTTTCTTATCTAAGAATATTCCATCAATACGATCTAGATATTGCTTTTGACTGAATGAGAATGTATATTCTAAGTTTGTATCAGGAGCAGGAGTACTAGAAACTACAGCACCAGCACCAGCAAAAGGACTATCTGTAACTTCTAATAATGACTTGTTCAAGAAACCTGGTATAATAGCAGTGCTATCTACCTTTGGTCTAAAATCAATTACGTTCTTAAGTTCTACTATTCCTAACACAGAAGAGTTAAAATCTGGAATCTCATCTTCTGGCACACCAGCATCATGTAAGTAACTGTCTATAGTAACAAAGTCACCTTGTGAATGTTCAAAGTAATCAAATGCAATAACAAGTTGACCTGTAGTTTCTTCAAAACCAGGTTTCAAAACTATTCTAGAGACATCATATATTGTATCTCTCTGTCCATTATCAAATGTATATCTTGATGTTACATCAGTACCAGAAATTAAATTACCAGCAGTGTCTATCTCAGGTGGTTGTGATGCTGTTCCTTCATAGACATAGAGTAATTTGTAAGCATCAGAGTATGATAATATTTCTACTGCTTCACTATCATAATCTGTTCCTCTCAATGGAACTACACGATCACCAGCAGATGTAACTGTAATTCTCTTATTCTTAACTGCGGTCTTAAGTCTTGGTTTTGCATTAGATACTTCTAGTGTTGCAGTTAATTTAAGTTTAGGGAAAGCACCATTGGTTGCAATAGTTCCAAAATAATTTAATGGTAACTGTAAACTAATACTACCAGATGTAAGACCACTTGCAGTATCTGTAGATGAAGTAATCTCTACATTATCAGACTCAACATAAATGATATCACCTTTTACTATATCAGGTGCATCGCCAGGATCTAATATTGTAATGATAAAGTTTTCTTCACGATACGCAGCAAATCTCTGTGTACCAAATGGTAACTGTGCAGCAAATGTAATTATACCACCAGAACTAGATGCAGTGGTTACAAAATCTCTACGGAAGTAGTATTTGATCTTAGTGTCATCTCCACCAGCAGATATTTGAGATATTTGTTTACTACCAGTTGTGTATAGTAGTGTGCCACTTGTAGAATTGTCTACCTTTGGACGTAACCTTACAATACTAGCATTAGTAACTGAGCCTGGCAGAGCTGTATCTAGATATATCCTAGACTTATATGCTCCTTGTTGTTCTGTTGCGTATTGTACAATAGCACGAACAAGATTATTATCATCATCAGAAAATTGTACAAGATCTCCTTGTTGCACAACAGTAGATGCATTTGCACTAAAACTTGTTGATTCAATGAATAATGATCCTTGTGAACCAAAGAATGTATAGTCAGTTACAGTCTTAATCTCAGAATACTTTTGACTATCTACAACAACGTCTGCTGTAAATACATTCTCATTTCCTGCACCATATGTACCACCAATAGATTTAACATTCTGTGGTGTGTATGTAGTGACTGTATTTCTGAATAAACAAGGTACGACAGATGCAGCAGCATTAGGTGCTCCAGCAGAGTCTGGATTTTTTACTGTTACTGATGGTGGTTGAGCATACTCAATACCTACAGCAGATCTATTAGTAATCGCTGCTTTGTAAATTTTACCATCTGTAGTTCTAGACAATGAAATTTTAGAACTATCATATTCTAATCCATTAATTAATAAAGTAGCACCATCTGCATATCCTAGTCCTCTGTTTGGAATGACAAAATGAGATATTGTATTTTCAGTTGCAATTCTTACAGTATTTCCTGCTTCGTCTTGTATTGTTTCTCCAGATAAAAATTTACCAGATAATGTCTTTAAAAATAAAATTTTTCCAGTGGAATATACACCAGTTGATGAACCTTCTACAACACCATATGCTTTGCTGTTGATACCAAATACATAACTACCTTCATCAAATGAATTAGTTCCTGAAGGAGCATTTTCTAAAATAATTTTAGTAAAGAATTGTGGATCAAAATAAGAATAACCAAATATGGTATTGTAAGTAGATGTTCCTGCTGCTAGACGACCCTTTGATAAAACTACATCAGAATCAGGATTAAATCCACTACCTCTTTCTTTTACTGTAAAGTTACTAGGTTTTGTCTTACCAATTACAGGTGTGATAGTATCAGAATAATCTACAATAAATCCAAATTCTGAATCTGTAGCAGCTGCAGCTGCATCTGCTTCTGTTAAATATATTCTTCTCTTAAATTCAGTATCTGCTAAATCATATTCTAATAGTAATGCTTCTAATTCATTTTTAGGACCGTAGATTGTAAGTTCTAAAAACTGAACAGATGTTGATGGATTGATAAGTGGTTTATTTGTTGTTGCAAATGATAATGTTTTAAGTGAACCAATCGCAGTTGGTGCACCACCATCAGCTCTTGTCTTGATATAATATAAAGTTCCAAATTGTGTTTGGAATGTGGTATCTGTTACAGAACCTATAAGAGTTGTGGGATTTGTTATCTGAAGTGTAATAGTCTTAATACCATCATCAGATGAAAATATTTTTCCTCTTCTGTCTATGGTTTGTCTATGATCTGTAGATAATTCTGTATTGTTTAATCCAACAGAACCATCATTAAATGTATTGTATAAAAATACATCAGGATATGCAGTGAGATCAGATCCTTCTTTGTTTAGAGGAACACTACCAAATACATTGGTAACACTATATGTTGGTAATCCTCTAGATTTTAAATTTACATTGTCACTAGTAAGACTTTCTCTTGCTTTATTAAGTTCAAGATACTTTGTCTCCTTGTTGACAATTTCATAACCTTTGATGTATGCCTTGCCAGGTCCGATACTAGCAATCATTTTTCTAGATGCGTCACTAAGACTATATCCATTGTATAGTCCAAACTCATCAGCACCAAAGATACCTCTGTTACCATCTTTCTGTGCTAACTCTCTTACATCAATATCAAAATTTTCTACAACATAATCACCTGACTCATCAAATGTTCTACGAGCAAGTGTTTGTTCTAATACACTAAAGTCTGTAGTAGATACTTTACTTTGTACAAGTCCTCTGGATACAGTGAGAAGTTGTATAAAGTTCTTATCAGTGATTGCACCAAGTGCAAATTCCTTTAATGAAAGAGATATCTTTAATCTATTTGCACCAGGTGCAGTATAGTTTGCAGATCCTATTGAATTGTCATATAAACTTGCGTCTTCCTCTGGTGTTACGATTTCTTCTTTGATGATAAAACCAATCTTTGCAGATGGTTTATTGTAATACTCATCAATAACTAAAAGTTCTTCATCATTTCTTACAAAATATCCATTAACAAAATAGATACCTTCCTCTACCTTGACAGCAGAACCAAATCCCATTGCAGGACTTTCTAAGGATGTTACTTCTCCAGTATCAGGATTAGTAACAGAAATACTAGTAGGAAGTACACTTCCATCAGTTCCAACTACAAGTAAAGGAGTATTGACACCATCAACTACCTCTAGAGTCTCACCCTGTCTAAAAGTAGTCTCAGTATTAGACGAACCACTGTTGATATAGTTAACAAATAATGTATCTGCGGATGTTTCTGTTGATAACTTAGTTGCGAGAATAGTAGCCTTGACACCAGAAGTCAATCCCTCTAGTTGTTGCCCAATCAACTGAGAGATATCATACTTTTTATATACAATATCATTTCCTTCTGATACTGCAACCTCAGATACTGAGGATAATTTTACATAGTCTAACTTTGTGTTTAATCCTACCTCACCAGGTATTACCAATTCTCCTTGCTTGAAAGCATATTTACCAAAACTTTCAACCTGATTCTGAAGAATAGATTGTACTTGTGTTAATTCTCTACCTTGTATAGAAAATCCTGGACGAAATAGAATTTTATAAAAATTCTTATTCGCATCAAAATCCTCGTAGTATGGGCTTACATTAAGATTCGTCTTTTGAGGCATTGTACTCCCGCCAATATAACTAGTATTCTCGTCATATTATTTAGCGAAGTTTTTTAATATTAGAATTCAATTACTAACTTGATATCTTCTATTTGGTCAGGTGCACGAGTAATTAGTCTTCTGTTTTCAACATAGATGACATCACCTGAGTTATTTTCAATTTCTGGAGCAGCAAGTCCACTAGAGAATGTAACTCCTAATAAAGCACTACCATAACTTGTATCTACGTTACCAGATGCAGTTGACTCTTCACCAGTAATTGCATTAGAACCATTTGATTCAAATGCTCTAACAACACCTTGATCAGTATGAGCATCATTTGTTTGGATGTACTTAAGAACACCAGCAGTTGTAGAACCACTATCTAATGTCCATGATACAACTGTACCATATGCAGTACCACCAGTTACAGTCTGAGTAATCTTCTCATCAACTGAGTAATCTGCAGAAGCACCAGTAATCTTAACTGCTTTCAATCCAGATAATGTGTCAGCAGTAGAGAATGTTGTAGTACCCCAGTTATATGGATCAGCAAGGATTCCAATACGACGGAAGTCGTTGTCTACAGGGAAGTCTCCAGATCCTTCTGAGTATGTAAGACGAATGTTAGTCATAACACGCTTACCATTTAGTTCTGTCTCATGATCAGAACCATGTCCACCCTCTGGTGGAAGAATTATTTTAATAGATCCAACAGCAGATCCACCTGTTGCTACAGCAGATGATAGTCCTGCGTTAGAGAATAGATTACCGTTTGTTAACAATACGTTAGCATAGGTATAACCTGATCCACGAGCTTGAATCTCAGCAGATGTGATTGTACCAGCACCGTTTGTAACAAATTTTACAATACCGTTTGATCCATCACCTTTAATACTTGTGTATAGAGTTTGTGATGCAGGAAGTCCACTTCCAGCGTCCTCAATAAGTGCAACATCAGCTGCTCCAGCAACTGCTAATCCAGTAACGGTTGTTCTAGAAGCGTTAGCAGGAAGAACGATTGGCATAAAGTCTGATGATAAGAACTTAAGAACATCATCAGTAGGAATAGTATACATATACTTCCAAATGTATCCTGCACCAGTTGACTCTGTATAAAGACCAGTTGCAGAATCATAGTTACCACCAGCTACGGTTGGTTCCTCTGTTGCGTTCTGTCCAGTAGTGTTAGATGGATTCTCTCCATTATAAAGACACTTGAATACTTCGTATGCAGAGTTCATTACATAGAACTTAGCATCTGCAATAGATGTAGCACCAGTTGCTGTCTGTCTACCTATTTGACCACCGCCACCAGGTGTAGCAGAATAGCCAGGTTTCCACATGTCATACTTAGGGTTAGCAACTAGATCCCAGTTGTAACGACGAATGACAGTTCTAGCAAAAGAACTAGTGATACGCTTAGCTGCAATAAGCTCATCATATAAGGCAACTTTCTCATCTTGGTTATCAAGTGGTAGAGGTGGAACGTCCTCTGTAGCATAACGATAAACTCCAGACTTAGCTGTGGCACCTGTGTCAGAACCTCCAGCACCACCAGTTCTACCTTTAAGAGAAGAACCTAGAGCAGGAGCAGAGTTAACACCAGCACTTCCAAAGACGTCGGTTAATAAAAGGGCACTGTCATAAACTTTAGAAATAGTGGCACGGAAACTCGTAGATCCATATGTCCCTACATAGACCTCATCTCCTACACTAAATGCAGTTGCATTCTTTGCATAAATTTCTAAATATGCTTTCCACGGTTGTGGTCTTCCCACAAAGAAGTACATCCTAGATCTATCTGCACTGGTGTCCGTTGTACCCTCAGAAAGTGATTCTAGAAACTGTTTAGCATTGAAAATCCTAAACTTATCAGATATAATAGCAGCCATTGTTTTCTTGTTCCGACGTAAATTAAAGTTGTGCCTGAGTTATTTATACGTTTATTTATACGATTGTTGTAGGTACTATCTCAGATCCAGACGCAATCTGATTACTACCATTATGTAATGTGCATCCAGTGAAACTGTTTGCAGTCTTACCAGTGTATTTTACAATACCAGTAAATGTTCCATTACTATGGAAAATGTATCCTGATGTTGGGAAGTAATTTGTGCTTCCAACTGTTATTGTACTTGGTATTGGTGAACCAGCAGTAACACTAAATGCTACAGGATTTTGTATTGATGGAGGTGCTAAGTTAAACTTAGATCCAGAGAGAAGATAACTAGAATCACCTCTTTCTGTAAAGTCTCCTATTGTCAAGTCAGCAAAGTATCTACTGACATCTCCAATACTGATTCCAGAAACATCAGAGAATCCATCTTCAAATATTCCATCAAAATGTCCTACAGTGTGTCCTACGTTTGTAGCAATGTAGTTTCCTTGATATTGTATATCTCTACCAAATACAGAGTTAACAATTAATACTTCTGTAGACAATCTTCTAGCAACATGATATCCACCATTAATTTCAATCAAGTCTACAAATCCATCATGTCCACCTGTAGTATTACCAGATCTAGTTGGAACTGGGTCAACTAAGAATATTGTTTCTTGATATTGATCAATCGCACCACTTGGAGGTGGTATGATTGTAACTTGAGTTTCTCTCTGTGCAATAGAGAAGTCACCAGAAACAATTTGTCTTTGTTTGACTCTTTCTAATGCAGAAATTCCTGCAGAAGCAGTGACCATACTAACATCACTCTCAGACTGAATCTGTAGTAATCCAGCAGCAACAACTGTTACATCTTCAATCTGTCTAAGATAAGTTCCAGCAACCCAATCTCGTTCTGGTGTTCCTTGATATCCTCTAATAATTTGATAGAATCTATCGTCAAGTTTCTTCTCATAATATATGAGTTCATCACCAATCAATAATCTACCTTGACCAGCAAACTTAGATGTGTCAGCAATGTAAGCAATGACATCACCAATGTTAAAGTCAAGATCCAATACAGCAGCATTCTCAAAGTAGTTGACATTACTAATCGCATTATTAGGAATCTCAATCTGCTGTGTTGCTGTAATTACTTTAGAAACAGTAGATATAGAGTTGAGGGATAAAATATCTTGAACCTCTGCACTGACAACACTTGCAGAACCTTGAAGTCTTAGAACACCTCCCACTCCTTCAATCTCAACAGGTTCTGGTTCAATGTAAATAATTTTTGCACCGCCAGGTTGCTCAACGCCAATTGGCATGTCAAATCCAGATTCACCATCTACAATATTATCCTTATCAATTTGTATTTCTGCAGTTATCTTGCGAGATGTATCCGCTGGACTAATAAGATCTATAGAAGAGAAAGAATTTACATCAACTAGTCTATTACCAAGAATATTGATGACCGATAAAGCAGTCATTCCACCAGTTGTAATATTTGTCTGGAATCCAATATTAATTAAGGATACACCAATATCTCTTTCAGTAAGGATATCAAATCTTCTTGTTGTGACTACCTTTGGTGCAACTGTATATCCAGATCCACCATCAATAAGATCAACACTAATTACTTGTCCTTTGCTAACTAGTACATTTGCTCTAGCACCACCACCTGTACCATCGTTAGGTATGAATTTTAATACTGGAGGTGTAAAGTATTGATATGCAGTTGGTTGTGTAACAGGATCATAATTTCTTTGGTTCCATGTTAATGATACAACTGATCCATTCTCCACCTTAGCAACTACTGATAGACCTTCTCCTCTCGTGGTTCCAGTATAAGTCTCAATTGAGACTGCACCAAATATATCATCTGATAATTGTTCTGATGGTCTACCATCTTTACTGGTTGCTGTTTGTGGTAATTCTTTTACCTTTCTGAATCCTTCTTCACCTTCTACTCTAATCTTATCTTCCTTAGAAAGATATACAAATGGTGGTTTATATGTCCTACCAAGAGCAGTTCCTGCCCAGATAGCATTATCATCTTTTAGAAGTTTTCTTCCATCAGAATCTACATTATAGTTCAATATTTCATTAGAAATATCTGCATCTGCAATTACAAATGTTCTATCATAATAACCTTTAGGAGCAAATGTATAGTCTAATCCAGATTCTAGACCTCCATTCTGACCTCTAATCTCAAATGTTACTGTATTACCACTTGCTACAGAATTAGTCAATGATCCAATAATATTATAAGTTCCATTTGACCTTTGCTGCCATACATGAATAGGTAAACCAATAGCATCTCCCATCCATGAGAAAGATAATAAAGTAGACAAAGTTGTCGCATCTGTATCAAATGAGAATGTACCAGTAGCAAAGTAAGTGTCAGGTGCAAAATCATATATGTTCAATATTTGTCCAACATCTCTACCATAGAGATATCTCATATCAATCTGCATCTCTGGTTTAATAGATGTAGAAAATGTAATGTTAGGACCTGATACAGTATATGACTTTCCGCTTACCTGTAATACACCATCTAAGAATACATAAAGATTATCCTCAGATTCTATGCTCTGCACAGTAAGATCTTCTACATCAAGAATTAAGAAAGGTCCGTTTCTAACTCCATCAACTAAGTCCTTATCAATAGTCAATCTCTTGTAATTACCAACACCTATACCAGTTACTTTCTCTACAGCAGTTGGTTCACCAATAGTTTTAGCACCTAAATCTTGATCCCATATTGGAGGAACATCAAATTTAATAACATTAGGAATTACAGTCCTGTCTATGAAGTAAGCATCTTGTAATGGATAATTTTCTGTAAACTTAGGTCTCTGTATTACAGCATTGAGACTTAAGAATAAGTTTTCATCTTTTTCTGTATCTACTTCTGTGTTGTCATCCCAATATAATTCAAAATCTGTATTTTCACCATCAACGTAATCTGGTAAAGATTTAGTTACTGTTTTTTCATTTATTATATCACTTAAATTATCATGCAAAGAATCCATTGCAGAAATTACGGTATTACATTCCTGTTCTGGTAATAAAGGATCACCAATAATATTATAGTTAGAATATGTACGAGTGTTAGTCCAATTACCAGTTTTATTTGTATTCTGCTCAGTTTTTGGAACTAGGTTCCTACCTTCTCTAAGAATAGTAGTGACAATACTATGATAGGTATTAAGTGTGCTTTCAACTTCTGCACATGCAGGAGAATTTGAGTCAACCAATACATTAGGATCTGTAATAGACAACTGATTTCTCATTGCTTGTACTGCTGCATTTTTTGCTTCATTAAGAGCAAAAATAAATGACTCTAAATCAGGAACATAATTTGAGATATCTTCTTGTGGTACAAAATCTTGAGGAGCAGTGGTTCTAAGATTTTCACCATAAGGGTAAGTATTATCTTCATAGTATAATTGTAATGTTTCTACTATCTTAAAATTACCACCTAACTTAAGATGATAAACATATGCTTCCATCAATCTTCTTATTTGTCTTGGGTAATATAAACTTCCCCATGGTAATGAAGGGTATTGAGTTTGAGCTGCATTTAATGCTATAGAAGATATTTCAGTTATATTTTTTTCTATTAACTCTCCTGCTTTATAGAACATACCATTGTTTAAAGCACTAAAACCAAATTTTGCTTGGTCAGTTCCTGAGAATGATGTAGGAATAGTAACGATAACACCAGGTGGAGCATTGAATACATTAGGAGGAGCAACAGCACCTGTGCTAGTAGGAATAGGTCCTGTGGTTCCTGTGCCACTCAAAAATGTAACTCCTTGAGGAGCTCCACCACCACCAGCAGAGTTTGCTAGTGCTGCATTGTTTAATGTTATTTCAGTATCACTATCAATTGATACAATCTTAGTTCCATCTGGATATGATTTACCAGAACTTACAAATAACCCAACAGCAAGGTTGTCTGTAGAAGTTACTATCATCTTAGTACCGCCAGCAAAATAAGATACACCTCTATCAATGTAATCCCAATTACGAATTGCTAATTTTGCTAATCTATTAGCATACTCAAATATAGCAATAGATTCTGCTCTTTTATTTTGAATGTATAGATACTCACTACCTGAGTTAAAGATAGATGTGTAGTCAACTGTTTTTACGTTTCCACCAAATCTAAGATCGTGTTGGAAAGCATCTAGAAGTGCTCTGATATTATCTTCGTAGTCATCTTGTTTTGTATTCCAATCTAATGATGGATATGTTGCCTTACCATATCCAATAGTTTCATTAATAATAAATTCTACATTTCTTTCTATTTGATTTGCAGCATCAATCCAAGTACCACCACGTTGGAAGATATTTCTAATCTTTCTTAGATGCTTGGTATTGTATTGATCATCCTTAAACTGGAATACTTTACCATAGAAGTTGACACCTTTATAAGAAGAACCAGCTTTAGTTCCATCTCCTAGTGGTGGATGTGCAAATGTAATTTGATCACCAGAAATTGTATATGCAACATCAGGTTCTTGTAATACACCATCCAATGTAACTATCAAACCTTTAGATGAAGATGGAGTATATGCAACTCCATCTTTTAGAATTTGGAAAGATGTAGTTCCTTGTAATTTTCCATCTGAATCATAGTAACCATCAAAAGGTGCTGCAAGAGTAAACTCAAATGCAGTGACTTCATTAAAATTAAATTCACTGGTAGCAGCAGTTCCAAATGCCTTACGAATTCTTTGATTCTCAACTTTCTGTACTGATTGAGTAATAACATAAGAAGAGTTCTCAACTGTAATTCTGTTCTTGTTTGGATCCCATAGTTGTATCACACTAAAGTGAGATGCTTTTGGAACTTCAACTGGCATTTCAGAACTAGCAGTTGCTTCTACATCTACTTGTCCAAATAACTTAAATCCAGCAGGATGTGTTGTAGACTTAATTAAGTCACGCCATTGTTCAATGGAGGTCTTAGATTTTACAACATATGAATAATCCTGATAGAAGAAACTATCTGTAATTTTCTGATTAGAAACACCAAGTTTACCTTTGTCTGATTGATAGAATCCTAAGTTGTCATAGAAACTAGAAATCTGTTCATCAAATACAGTTACAAATATGTTAGTTACTGTAGCAGTTACTTCACTTCTTAATATACTGGTTATTGGTATGTCTTGTCTAATAATACCAGTTACATTTTCTATTTTTAAAAGATTAGATCCATCCCTCCACTCTGCTACTTTTGCTCTAGAAACTTCTACACCATTAATTTTTTGAACTACAATTTCTCCTCTTCTATAAGTTGGTAGATCACCACTAATTGGTTTTACACTTAAAATATAATTTGATGTAATAGATGATGCTACTGTTTTATCTAAATGATATGCTGCACCATTTCTAGTAATACGAATACTCTTAGGAACTCCAATACTATCACTATCCACATAAGCATCTACATCACCTTCTACAATTATTATCTCAGGTGCAAATGTATATCCTCTTCCCTCATTTTCTACAGTAATAGAAAATATCTTTCCTTGTCTACTAACAATATTGAAACTAGCATCTACTCCATCACCATTTGTAATTACAACTTTAGGATTTGAGTAATTAGTTCCTTCATTTGTAATGTTTACTCCAGTTATTATATTAGATGCTGTATCAAACAATACAGTAGCACTTGCTCTGAAAGATTCATTAGGATCAGCACCAAGAACTATGGGAACTTTTTTATAATTAATTCCTAAGTTAATAATATCTACAGTGTTTATCTTTCCAATAGCAAACTGTCCAGTGGTTGTATAAGAAATAGATCCTGATCCATCCCATAGTGGTTGACTTGGAATATCATACACAAAACGATTCGGAGTAACATAATTTACTGTTCTTGTTGACTGTAATGGATCTGTTGTAATTTTAAAATATGCATTACCAGCACTTACTATATTTTTGTTATCAAAATAATAGAAGTTTGTAAAATCTGTTCCTATTTTTGTTTGATAGGTATTACCAGCTCTATAACCATATCCAAACTTAACATCAGTAAATGCACCAGCATTACCAGGTAATATTGTAGATGCAATTTTCTCTATAGTTATCAGATTGAAATTATTACTTGGACTAATATCAAAGTAAGTCCCAGTGAGACTAGAATGAGACGTATCAAACTTATACTTGTAAAATTCTTGTAGATCTATGGTAGGATTAGGTACAAATGTACTATTGTCTTCTGAGAATTCAAACTTGTAGATAGATGATTCAGCAGAACCAACAGCAACTAATCTTTGTGGTGTACTACTATCAAAGAAACTAGAACTCAATGCTACTTGTTGTGCATTTGATAATAGAGTTCCATAATCATATACTATTTCTATTTTTTGTGTTGTAGGATCGTATGATTGAATATATCCAGAAGTTGCTCCAGAGAATATTTGGAAGTTTGGTGTAAAATTATATCTACCTTGATATAAAGATACTTCTTGACCATCAAAGTGATCTACGTCAGAAGTAGATTGTTGACCTCTAGTAACAGTAAAGGTATTGTCAGTAATACCAGTTATCTGTAATATCTCATCTCCTATTTGTACATAATCTTGTTCAGCAAATCCATTTGCATTATCTACAACTAGACTAGTTGCACCAGCAGCAAGACCAGAATGTCCAACATAGATTGTCAATCTTGATGTAGATAATGATGCACCAGATCTTACTAGATCCTCATCTTCTACTGATAACAAATCACCTCTGGCATATCCAGTGCCAGCATTCTCTAATGTGACACTTGATACTACACCCGCACCAGACACAGCAATTGTAGCAGTTGCTCCACTTCCAGATCCTCCTGTAAGAGAAACGCCAGTGTAAGTGTTGCTAGTATAATCAGCACCACCATTGAGGATTTCATATCTTCCAACTCCTGTAAAATTAATACTTGTTTTTCTTGATGGAGCAAGTAGTGTTGCTTCCTGATATAATCTTTTTCTTAGATAGTAAGTTTTGGTTGTTGTACTATCATCAGGATTAATATCTACTGTAACTTTATCACCAATACCTAGACCATGATTCTCTGCTGTTTCTACTAGTGCAACACTTTGATTTACCTCAAATGGTTCTAGTCCATCACTCAATGATGTAAGTCTTACAATTCTAGTTCCAGATGTATTGAATAAATCATCAGACTGTATGAAGTATGTATTGTCAGTATTCCATGTACCTGTCAAAACCTTGATCTGGACTACGTTTTGAGAGGATGTTCCTTCTAATACTTCAGCAGTAGCAATAGGTGCATTGATACCATCAGTCAGACTTAATGTAGCACCTTTAGTATAAGAACTTCTCTGATCTAGTAAAACATCAAATGTTTTTATTGCAGCACTAAATGTTCCTGTGTTATCAAATGTACCATTTACATTTCTAAGAACAATAGTATTGTCATTTCTAACTGTACCAACAATAGAACCAAACGCACCAGATGATGGTTGAGTTAAAGTATCATCAACAAACAAATATGCAGATTGTATAGTTGTTAATTTAACAACTTTATTTTCTTTTGATTCTAAGTAATTTACACTCTTTCCCTTTACAGAAGAAATAATCGCTTCTGCCTCAGATCCCTCTGTTCCTTTATTATCCAAATATATCTGAGAATTAATAGAAAAATTAGGAGATGAATCTACTACATTAACAGCATCAACTGTACCTGGTTTTACATCAGATATTGTTGCTATAAATCCTTCACCATTTCTAGGCATTCCTGCTTCATATAATCTTTTTGATTTCTTAGGAATGTCATCTTGACTGATATTAGAATTGTAATTACTATCAACAGGTAAAGAGTAGAAGTTCTCTCCTATAATGTATGGATACTGCGGTACTTGATTGCTATCAATAGTAATGAAATAAGCATAAGTTCCTTTCGGAAATTCTGGGGTGGTGCAAAATCTTCCATTGTTTTGATCTAGTGTGCCACTTTTGTGGATATAGGTATAGTCATTAACAAATGATCCTATCGGGTACGTTGTTAATGAAGGACCATTTGAACGAGTGCCATTGATAGAATAACTAGATGTCATTCTAATGATAGATGACGTAGAATCTAAAGGATCCTCATAACCAAACGCACCATAGATTGGGTTACCATCATAAGCAAAACCAATAATAGGTGAGTGTGATTTAGATGCTGGTTCTGTTCCAGCATTACTTAAATTATCATTGAGAGAAACACGAAGTGCTTTAGGGTTTGCAGCGTAACCATAACCATACTCTAGTACATTGTTATAATTTGCAAATATGCATCCGTTTTCAGTATCTAAATTACTTTCTAATTTTTTGTATCTATTGTAATTCCATTCTTTTAAAAGAGGTATACCAGTTGCTCCATTACCAACAGGAACAATATCTACTATCACAGTATTCTGATTATAAAAATTACCTTCTCCAATTTTATTGAATCCTGTAATATTTCCATCTGTGTTTACAATTGCTTCATACTCAGCAAATCTACCACGACCAGCATTATCTCTAATTACAACTTGTGGAGGTGAAGAATAAAACTCGCCAGGATTATCAATGGTTAAACTTGTTACTTTACCACCAGTAACAACAGCACTGACAACTGCACCTCTACCAGATGTAATTGTAATATTAGGAGTTCTAGGAAAAATGTCAGTGGTATCTACAATAATACTTTCTACTACTTGACCAGCAAGAACTGCTCTTGCTTTACTAGGGACTTGATCAATCAATACAAATGGTGGTCTTACATATCCAGTTCCTCTTAGATCAACTCTAATCTCTTCTAATAAACCAAATCTAATACTTTCTGGATCTTTGTATCCATAGAAAGGCACACCATTCAATCCAATACCAATATCAGTTTTAGGTGTAGGATATGTTTCTGTAGTTCTAGTTGCTTCTTTTCTAATAATTTTTAATAACTTCTGATCTAATACTTCTTCATTAACTGTAGTTCCATCAAGAATCTTATGTGATGGAAAACTAGAACTAGCAATGTAGTAATATTGATCATCTGCAAATATACCAGATACATCTGTAGGAACTTGATCTAATGAATTTGTAACTGCTGGTAATGTCGGAACATTTACAGCACCAAATGTGCTCTTAATCCAACGAGTTTGATTTGTACCTATATTTACAATCTTTGAATCAGCAGTCTCAAAACCAGGATTAGATACTTGTAACTTATCTCCAACATCAGAGAATGGTTGTCCTTCTTTTGGTAGTGCATTATATACAACTCCAAGTGTCAATAATGTAACACCACCACCTATCAATGTTACAGGTTTATATACAGACTCCTCAGCACTGTGTATGACTGCATTTTGAGCAATTCTTTCATCAATAATAAACTGAGTAGCAGTCTTAGAACTGAATGTTATCGTTTCTTCACCAATTAATATTGATCCTGTTTTATCCCATCCTATTGTAGAAAAGACATTTACTCTATCACCTGTACTTGCAGTTCCAGTTAGTGTAGTCTCAAGACGAGTCTTAGTTGAGACACTAAAGTCACCATTGACTGTCTCAGGTGCTAATACAATATTATAAATTTGTTCTCCATCAGCTGATCCATCAGCATAGACGTTATCTACTGTTGCATCTGCATATCCATACTCTGTAGTTTCTGACTGTACTATCTTCTTTCCAACTAAACTCTTAACATCACCAGATACAACTTTTGCTTTTATTGCATATACATTTACCCAATCTGCATTGGATACTTTGTATGTAAAATCTCTTGGTTTGTATACTTCTGGTTTGTTAGTGTGATCTTTAGCAACAATAGTATTGAATACAAATTCAATGGAACTTGTAGTACCTTTTGCTTTATAAAATTTTTGTATATTCTTGATTAAGGTTCTTTTATCTACTTCACCCTTAAGATATTTCTCAGGGAAAGAACCTAAGTATTGATTCTCAAAACTCTTTATAAAAGAATATAGAAAAAGGTTACTTACATTAAAAACCGTCGCACCAGAGCTATGTGCTTCTGCATCTGTGCTGGTGTACTCTGACGAGCTATAAAGATCACCAAGAGTTGTGTTACCGCTAACACCTCTAACTGCTCCTGATAGAGTTGTTCCTGTTCGTGATTCATAGAAGATTATCTCGTTGTCTATTCTTACATATCCGTTTTTTTCTGGAAAACTCGTCGCATCTTGTAATACAATTGTAGTATCAGAACTAGAGAGACTAGTGACCAGACTATCATGCTGTCTAAGTATGTTTTGTTCATAAAAATCAATGTCAGCGTATTTTTCAATATTTGTAATAATATCTAAAGTACCACCTTGTACCTCCTGCTGTTCGTAATACTTCTGAATGAATTTACTAAACAATTCATACTCAGATGTAATGAACTCAGGAAGTTGTGACTCAATTAGAGTTGATATCCTCTTTGTCTTTACAGATGGCATTTCTTACTCTTTATATGCAGTGAATGATGAATTTGCGACATCAACGTCAAGATATACTTCACGCATTGCTTTGATATCATTTGATAATGGTTTTACCCTTACCGAAATTCTGTTATCAAAGAAACTACCTTTAATTATTGTCAAGTTATACATTTTTAACTCACCTCTTACATAATCTATATCACCAATATCATTGTCTAGTACAACTTTTTCACCAGTTACGGTATCTAGTCTATATAGCACAATTTTGCCAGATCTATCCTCAACATATACATCAAAATTAGGATACTCAGTTACCCTAAAAGCAGTAGATGATAATACAGGATCATCACAGTCCTCATCAAAGGAATTCTGGAAACATACCTCATAATAGAAGGTAGAATTAAGAGAAGGATAAAAATCCTTTCTCATTGTGAGACTCGTGAGATTGGAATTGATACTCTTATCAGCATCATCTATTACACCTACAAACTTACTGTATCTAAACTTACCATTAAACTTCTCAGTATCACTTGTATCAATGTAAGACTGTATAGAACCAATAACCTTATCTCTAATTTGTGTTGGTGTTTGATCTGTAATTAGACTGTTGTAATATATCTTACTATTCATCTCAACGTATAGAATAGAAGGATCTACAATCTGTGGTTCTACAGATGCAACAACATACTTCTTAAGATCTGCAACAATCTTGTTCTTTGTTAGTGATGTAAGATAACTTGCATCAGTTGGTTTCAATACAATGAATACTTTTCCATATTGTGGTGGTTCTTGATCTTCTCCACCAAATATAATAATGTCACTTGTTGCTGGATATACTTTTCTTACAATCGCTTCATAGTCATCTGCGGTCACTGCACGCTCCTGTGTGCCATATGCTTTTGGAGCAGTGTATTTTATCTTAGCAGTGCTTTCTATCTCTTCACCGCCCGCTGCTGCAACAGTAGAGTTAATTGTGACTGAGAAAGAATTAGGTGATACGTTATTAGGATTCTCCAATACACCAGAGAACACAAATGTTCTTACACCATTACTCTCAGGTCCTGATGTTATCAAATATGATACTTCTATTCTTGCATTGTTCTCTAGTTTCTTACCAAGAACACCGTCACCCATCAGTATTTCATATCTCTCATCTTCTATTTCATCTAAGAAGAATACTTTTGATGTACCGTCAACTCCTAATATGTTATCTGCAACTAGATATGGTTCATTAAATGATCCACCAGTAGGAAATACCTTAACTCTAATAGTGTTAGTATCAATATTCTTATTGTCAAGAATAAATCTTTGTGACTTACTTGCTGAGTTTATAACAAAAGTATTAGTAAGTTGTGTTCCTTCATTTACAGCAACGTCTGTAAAGGTTGCTACACCATTTGCTACTTGTGCTTTTACATCATCTAATACAACATAATTATAGACGTTGTTATCATATGTTGCTGTAAATCCTGTTCCTTTCTTTAATATTAATTCTGTATCAGTTGTTGCATTAGTATATGTAACAGTAAATGAAATATATGCTGTAGGTGATGTTGCACTCTTTGGTCTATATCCTAATTGCTTTGCTAATGCTACTACATTGTCTCTTAAGGTTGCCGAATCAATGAATAGTTCATTGACTACCATGTTGGTATTAAATGCTGTGTAGTAAGTATTATAAGCAAGTGTATCAAGAAGCACAGAAAGAGTAGAACCCTCAAAGTCATAGTCAGTAAAATCTGACTGTGCTCTCATATACTCTTTGAGAGAAGCTTTGATTTGATTAAAGTCTAAATTTGCGACCTGAGTGTAAGGCATTATCTTGTACGTTCTAGAAATACTTCAGCAACTATTTTGCCATCGTCTCTGCCAAGAATTTCATATTCAATTTCAACATCAAAACCATTATTTAAAAAATCTGGTGATGCATCACATGATAACACAGAAATTCTAGGTTCATATTTGATAAGACATTCTTTGACACGACCACTTATGACAGCAGCAGTACCCCAGTCTACTTGTTCAAATAACATCTCACGAATACCAGAACCCAAGTCAGGATTAAATGGTCTCTCACCAGTATTGGTTTGCAACAAGTTAGAGATTGATTGAGCAATAGCAACCTTATCCTTCACTGTGACTAGATCATCAGTGACAGGATGTTTTTTGAATACTACACTCAAATCTTTAAATGTTGACTGTTGTGGCATATAGACAGCATAGGCTGCTATTATTTATCCATCTTTTCTAAATTTAGTCCACTCATTAAGGTATTCTCTCTTTCTCTTCATCTCAAAGAGTTCTCGTTCATCATTTTTCTCAATTTTGTCTAACCATTTGTCAGCATCGTACTCTGAAATGAGTTTTTTGCCACTTTTCTTAAATTCTTCTGATTTGTCTACTTTGATTACCATGGTTTTAGTTAGATAAAGTCTAATTGGTCTGTGTCAGAACTTTTATCGGGGTTACCATCCCTTTCTCTAGGTGTTTCCCAGAAATAATCGTCAGTATCGCCTAATCGTCCCCACTCAGTCCCATTCTCTACTTGATACTCTATGGTAGAAACCTTAAAGTCAGGAGTCTTGGGATGCTGTGGGGTTATAGAGAGGTCATACAGACGCATCCTATTATTTGGATACAATGCATACTGCCCATTCTCTAATTGAATACAATTATGACTCTTATGCTCTTGTGGTACTTCACTTACATTATTATCTATCACATTTATATCTGCATGATAATTATCAATCGTAAAGATATACTGACCCTTTATCAAACCGTGGTCTCTTGTTCGTATCTCACAATCCATAGAAGATATGAAACCTTTATTGATTGCCATCACACCATAGTCCATACAATTCCAGAATTGCAGATTCTCTAGACTCATATCTGGTGTCGGCGTTTTCGGTGCTCGGAGAAACGCACTTATAGGTAACTTATCATACAGTGCACCATACTCAGGTAGATAAGTCTCAAAATAGAATGCCCGACCAGGTATACTCTTACAAGCAACCCATACACCTTCTACAAATTCACCATGACCACTCTTATGGTCGGTAAGATATTCTTTTCGTACCCATACTTTCTCAGCAGGG